TTTGATTTTATTAAACTCTTTCTCAATATCCTTCGCAGATATCTTTTCCCCATACTTATTCTCATAGACTCGCTCAATTACCATCTGCTGGATTGCTGAATCTGCACCTTTGATTTTTTTTAATTGATCATTGATGTCTTTTTGTGTTATCGTACCACCTTTAAAACTTACTGCGGTCTCTTTATCAGCACTCTTAGAGCATGCCGAAAACAAAAGCAATCCTACTGACATAGCTACAAATAAAAGTTTTTTTCTCATCTTACAGCTCCTCCATTTTTATGAATGTTTGATAATCAAATACGTATTTCACTTAAAGAAGTCCTGGTTCTCCTGTTTGAACCGGGACTTCTTTAGTCATTATCTAGTTTTGACAAACAAATTTATTCATTTGATTTCTGAGCATTTGAGTCTTTAGATTTTGATCCCTCCCCTTTTTCCTTGTTTTGATTCGGTTCTTGTTTCTTAGGCGTTTGTTTCTTAGGCGTTTGTTTCTTAGGTGTTTGTTTTTTAGGCGTCTGTTTTCTTTGAGTATGTTTTTTCGATGATTGCTCGGTACTGGATTTATTTTTTTGCTTTTGTTCGGTTTGCGGTGATTTTTCTGGGTTTTTTTTTGAAGTTCCTGGCCCACATGCTGCTAAACTAATGACTGCCAATGCTGCTGTTACTACCAAAAAAACTTTTTTCATATAATCCACTTCCAATCTATTTTTTTGTGTCCTTGACACACCTTTAATATAATCCAGAGGAAGGGATTATTTTTTTTTATTTCCTTAATTATAATTTAAGTTCACCTTACATTAATGAAAGGTAACAATTGTTCGAAAATCAAGTTTGAACATATTATGTTTTTGACGCATTTAAAAACAAATGTTCTTAATAAAGAATTCTTTTATTACACATATTTGATCTTTCAATGATTTTTCTAATTCTTTTCTATGTATCTACCTTACATATGCAAGGTAGTTTTTTTCACTTTATAGTACCGTTCGTTGCAACTCGGTAAAACTTTCTACAGTTTTAATTTGATCACTGCCTCGAGCCCAGCGGTATTCACGACATGCCTCTCCTGTTGCATTTCGTACAATTGCTCGGAAGTGATCCAACTGCCGTGGTGCTATATGGAATCGTTTGTTCCCCCATACACCAAATGCGTCACTAACTCCTCCTGTTGCTTGTGGTTGCCAATAAATAAACATACCCATTCCTCCTATGATTTTCTCGATTTTTGATGGTTCATTTGTGTTTGTGTTTGTGTTCGAGCTTGACTTGTAGCCAAGAACATTCATTACAGAGTGAATTGCCGCATCCATATGACGGTCTAACCGATCCATGTCATTTTTGTTATCGATAAAGCACCACTCAATCAATAAGACATTCACACCCATGTTCGTATTGCGGTGGACAAAGAACGTTGTGGTGGGTTTCGCTCCTCGATTGACAATTCCTAATGCATCCGCAATTGCTTTGGATACAGCAACTGCCAGAATTCGCATTTGTTCATTTCCTGCCCAATAAAACACCTCTACACCAGTGGCTTGTCCGTTAAATGCATTCAAGTGACTGGTAATTGCCACACCTGATCCCGCCGCATTCATCAATGTTACTTGATTTTGCAGGTTCTGGTTGACGGTTGTTGCATTGTTGTCGGTCGTGTCTCGCACATTTGCAATAGCTTGCATCTTTTGCGTGATCGTTCGTACAACGTCAGCTTCCCGTCGACCGTTCCCTACTGCCCCTGGATCCATCCAGTTTGTTCCTGTTCGACGGCCACCATGACCGCCACCATTTGATTTAATCGTCATTTTTTCACTCCCTTCCTAAGTAAAACCAATCCAACATCTTTTGTTCCGGATCATCCGTTTTTGCTCGTTGCTTCTGTTCAAAACGGAATGATTCAAGCTTGCCTGTTTCTGTAAATTCTGCCGCTACGGTAATAATCGGTTCGATGTTGTGATTAAGCGTGTGTGCCGCATCTTCGATCGTATTCTCGTCGTTTTGGAACTCTTTCTTGACTACTTTATTGTAGTCAGCTAAAAATTTTTCTTTGTTGCGCATCGTTATCACCTCCTGTTTTTGATATAGAAAAAGATCAGTCGTGTGACTGATCCTGCTCTCGATAGATTGTATTTTCTGTTTCTGACTGACCGTTGCCATAATCTGGTGGATCATCGCAATGAATCAAGTGATCCCCTTGAATCACAAATTGATGACCTAGTACGGCAGCTCCTGTTACTAGCACCGCTTGCACGATATGTTCTGCCGTGTAGCTTCCAAGTAAAAGTGGTGTGAATACTAAACTAATTCCCAGCAATAAAAAAGGAATCCATTCACTTCTTAAGATCCCTGCGTGCTTTACAAAATAGCCGATGATCCATAATGCAAGGATCATCACAAATCCTTCTTCGATGACAAACTGTGTAATGCTCATTTGTTTCCTCCTATTTGATTTTATCGTTGATTTTATCCAGCAATAAGCGGATATGGTCCATGTCCCCCAATGACTTCGTTAATCTTTCGATTGTATCTTGATACCGCTTCTCACGTGCGTTATTTTGATACATCACCCAGATAAGCAAGCCCGAAAAAAGTAGTCCCATGATTGTTTGCTCTGGGTGTTCTGCTATGCTCTTGATAAATACATCCATCCTGCCACCTACCTATCCTGTTCTATATAGTTTTGCTATGATCGTGCTATTATCAGCACGCCCGATCTGTCCTTCTATGGTTGTTCGATCAAATTGATAAGACTGACCCTTTTTTAAGTCAGTAAAGATTGACGTATAGGACACATGTCTAAAAATATTGTCGACACCATCTATCACACCTCTACCAGACACAACTTGATTAGTTCCGCTAGGTGTAGTAATACCCACCGTCCACTTACCACCGCCAAATCCCCAACCCGAAAACTGCACATTCACTTCAGCCATACAGTCCCATTTAGGCACGACAGTCAGCGCATTGCCAGTTGAGTGTTGGATATCCACCGTATCTAGGACTGCTTGCTCTATCCGTTCTACTCTCGCTGTTGTAATATCTGTGTTGGCTTCATGGATATACAGTTCTCGAATTCGTATTGACGTATGAGGTGGCAACCAAATCGAGAATCCCGTCCAATTGGTAAGCCCAATCGTCCCTGCCGTCCAAAAAGCAGCGGTGTCGATCGGAGTGATCGTAATGTTTTCTCCTTGACTTGTCCCTACTATAAACGTCTGTCCCAGACCAGCGGGACCAACATTCACATACATTGACACGTCATACCTTTTCCCTACAGTCAAACCAAGCGGCGGGCTTGCCCAATATGCTCTTCTTTGTAAAGCTGTTGGGTTATTAAATACAACTCCTTGACTGTCATAAGCGATTGTTACCTCTTCTCCGATTGGGCGCGGCGTTTGCTTGCTAAAATCGAAATCGGGAAACTGATTTGTGAGATTAATTGTATTCTCTTCTAAAGTTTTGACTTTTTGATTCGTCTCTTCGAGAGATTCTTGTTTTGCTAGTTCGTCAAGGTGAGGCATCCAGTCGCCGGCGACATTACCCAAGCCAAATAACACGTTCCGAACAGTTGGAATACGACCAGAATCATATGTTCCAAAAAATGCTAATAGTGATCGTGTTTCAGTATCAAAATCTCCTGTTTTTTTTGGTTTAAAGGTAATGCTAAACCGTGTAAATTCTGTTGTCGCGTTTATTAGATGCTGTCCAATATCATATCTAGCGCCGCTTCCATTTTGAGAGTATACTCTAATCGATCCAGGCACGGTTGATTTCAAGTCGAATGAAATAGTGTACTCTCTATTCATTCCGTACTCATCGATCAGCGGTGCTAGATCCCAAGAAGGATGGTTTAAAAACTCGTTTCTGCTCGTTCTTTCGACCTGCGAGTCCATCAAATAGTTCCTAGTTGCCACTGATATATTGCTTAACATCGCCTCGATTTCATTCCTAACTGTTGTTAGTCGATTCTCTAACTGCGTGATCGTTGTTGATAAGGATGTCAGGTTGTTATTGATCGCTGTAAATTTAGCTTCCGCATCTTTTTTATACCGATCAACTTCTGCCTCGATTTCATCAAGCATCGCCTTTACTGATATACTCATCTCAGTAAAATCATCTTCGACCTGTTGCTTTGCATTTGCAAGTTTCTCGTATATCTCGTGGAATCCCTCGTAATAAAACCGAGACACATCCTCATGCATGTCGTCGATCGGGCTTTGTTCAATGTGGAAAGTAAAACGACCAGCCGTATCAAGTTGCTGGTCGTTGGGCGGCTTAATGTAGATACTTCCATCCACTCGTCCTTGATAATTAAGGATATTGTTTTTCAGTAGAATGGATACTAGCCCTTCTGCAGCATCCTCGATCACCGCATGATAGATATGCCGAAAACGTCCTATGTCACTCGTTTCCGCACCACCTTCAAGACAAACCGGAATAGTGGTGCCGTTCGTGATTGGCTGCGGCGCATTGTCCTTTTCAAGGCGAAAAAGCAATTTGGCAGTGCCACGATCATGGCTAAAAAAGACGACTTTTGTGTTGATTGGATCGACACGTTCAGCCTGTATTCGTATGACCGATTTATTTTTCTTAAAAATTTCATTTGTCATCCCGGAATCGTCCCTCCTGTAAAAATTTGTCCGCCGATTGCAGTTGTAGTCTGCTGCGTTCCAGTCAAGCGACCATCGTCAACCGCACGAAATATGATCGATGCGCGAGCGTATGATACACGTTCGTTATTGATACCTGTCACACTAGCAGACAATCGAGCAGCTGCGCTAAACGTAGCTAACAAGACAATTCGTTGGCGACTAATGTGTGACCTCGAAATTTCCCCCGGCGTTGAGTGGAAATTGACGGCGTAATACTCATAACTAAATCCACGTGTATCTGTAATCACTCGGCAATTTGAGACATCCCCGTAAGCACACCGCTCAAATGTAATAAAACCAGCTGCACCAACATTTGCCGGATCCGTTTGTTGCAACCCTGCAACTTGGCAAAATGCCTGACAGTCTCTATATGTGACTGACCGGACATAAACCCCTGTATCTCCAGTGGTTGCATCAACTGAGGCATTATTGGTGCCCATGATTTCGATTCGCGGTGCAGTGATCCCTCTCACCACAACATCTTCTAAATATGCTGCTGGCTCAACCCAAATACGAACGTTACTCGTCGAGATCAGTGGCAGTGAATTGACTGCCGTTTGGATCGTCCGAAATGGACGTTCCTCTGATCCGTCGCCTGCAGCATCGCTTCCATCTGACCGAACGTATAGTTCAATCGGTCCGTTTCCTCCGTATAGCATTTGTATCACTGACAAGGTTTGATTGTGACCTTCCCTCAGATCATGTATTTGATCAACTAAGTCTAACCGTTCTTGTGCTGATAATTCCTCGCCTGCAATCAAGCGTTCTTGCAAGGTTGAAAAGCGATCGCCCTTCCAGTTCACACGTGCATCGACAACCTCGTTGATACTATCACCGCCAGCGTGTAAGACAAGATTGTCGATACGATTGTTTGTATATGTGTCTTTTTGAGAGAGACGATCAAACTCTCGATTGGCTGTGTCTACATTGTCATTGATCGTATCCCTAAATTTGCGATCTAAATGAATACCGATTTTTTTGAGTAACCCCAAATTAGATCAACCTCCTTTGTATTAATTTTGCTAAAATACTCGTCATGGTCTTTTTTGTGTTTGATAAAATAATTTCCGGCGGTTTATTAGGGATTGCCGGGTACTTTTTGTAACCGACGACCTGGATATAAGTATTTACATTAAGCGGCTCATAGATAAACGGCACAAAATCACCTTTGTTGATTTCAGTCGCCCACTTTAACGTGACAACTCCTGTGATTGCTGGCTGATCTTGCAACTCCCGAATCAAGCGCTCCCGCATGTTAGCAGCAACTTGATAGCGCTCGTCTCTCACTGGCTGTTGAATTCTGATACCCCATTTCGCCGATTCGGGCGACGTGTATGTGATAGGCGAAAAATATTCTCGGTCATTATCATCGGTACCGCCATAACCCCTAATTTGAGTACGTAAGGACAAAGTATCAATATCAAATCTCACGTCTTCCGTATTATGTTTGTATCGGATTTGCTGTTCAGTCTGCCGTCCATACTGCCCAGCTGGGTAAAAAGTTAAATGTTTTTTATCAGGCACCACGACAGCGCCAAAATCAGACAAAAGCTTGTTAATCAACCCTAAATAGCTATCATCACCAAAATTTTCTACGTCTCGGCTGCCCAATACATTATTCGGATCAATCAGATCCCAACTAAACCCTCGATTTCCAGCTGCAAAGATATGAGCTAACAACTGCTGCATCGTGCGCCGACCGGTTACTGTTTCGTATTGATAGCCCTCAGCGATCGAGTAATAGACGTGTGTTGCGACAACTGTTTTATACAATGAGCTACCTTCACCGCTGTCCGATAACTGCTTGATAATAAATTCCTGACCTCGATAAAAAATCGAGCTTTCGTGCGCTACGAGATCAAAAGAGACTTTGTTGCGCTCATTCA